GCGAGCGTGATCGTCTGCGGTCCCGCGGACTGGCCCGATGGGACCGAGATCGTCGTCGTGACGGTCCCCCCATCGGTTGACGGGGCCGTGACGGTCGAAGGGCTGGCCGAACCGTCCGAGACGGTGGGCGTGATATGGACGGTGCTCGGATCGTGGCCCGTGACGGCGTTCCAGCCGACCGTCAGAGTCGCGCGTCCGGGAGTGTGGATGCGCGTGCGGTCCGGGCTCCCGGTGAGCAGGTAGGGCGGCTTGGTAGGCGGTCCACTGACGACCGACGTCCCGGTGATCGTGCCTGAGAGATTGCCGCGGACGCCCAGCTCGGGGCTCGCGCCCGTCATCGGCACGACATCGTATTGCCAGGGCGTCGAATACTGCGGGTACGGTTCGATCACTTCCGCCGGGTAGGCGGCGGCGAGGTTCGCGATGTCGGCCGAGGTGAGGGCCGGCGCACCGACCGCTGCCGTGAGCCAGACGCCGAAATCAGCGAGGGCGAGGCCAGGAATGGCCTGCCAGTAACCGTTGTTGCCGAGGATGACATGTGCGGTGGTGGACGCGGCGAGCTGCGTCAGGCCGCCGTACCCGATGTACGTGAACGGCACGATCGAGCCGTCGAGCCAGATGTTGACGTTCTGGTTGCCGTAGCCATAGGGGCTTCCCGGCGGGTCGCCGCCGTGCCAGTTCCAATCGACCTCGAGGTAGTGCCAGTTGCCGTCACCGGCCAGACCCGCGAAGGGATCGGCGTTCGACTCGAACACCAGGTACTGCGTTCCCCCGTTGGTCAGCACGAAGTCCATCCGGTTCTGGCCGGAGACAGTGACACCATTGTCGTAGGTCAAATAGAACGACGGGTCGCCGGTCCCCGTACCGAACTGGCTGGCCAGGTTGCAGAGTGTACCGTTCGCGAGCGACGTCGCCCCGCTGTCGATCTTGAAGGCGAAGTTGAACGCCAGCGACTGGGCGCTCGCCAGCGCGGCGGGGGTGCCGAAGTCGATCGCGTCGGTGGCGCTGGTGAATTTGCGGGCGGAGGTGGACATGCTTGGTCACTCCGTCTAGGATAGAGACGCCGCGCACGCTGCCCTCGCCCGCGGGTCCAGCAAAACACAGTGTGGGCATTTCCCAGCCCGGTCGCGAGGCCGGGCTGGGCTACTTCATGACCCTTACGCCGTGGCCTGCAAGGTCACGAGCCGCTTGGCGTTCTCGGCCGCGACGAACACGTCGTGCAGCAAGAGCCCGCGGACGGCATTCGCAAAGGTCGTCTGCAGGCGCAGCGCCTCGATCTCGGTGATCTGGGCCGCGTAGCTGATCGCCTCGCTGTCGCCGAAGAGCAGGAACTTCGACGCCCCCGAACGGGGTACGTGCGGCGTCTCGTAGATCGCGAAGCCAGCGACCATCCCGACAAACCCGGGTGCCTGGGCCGCGGTGCGGGCGACCTCTTCCCCGCCGACCAGGCCGTACTGGACGACCTTGTCGCCGAGCTCGCCCGCGCGCACGAAGTGCTCGGTGTCCTGGAGCAAGAGGCCAGTCGTGTCGGGGTCGACGATCGCCCAGCGTGCTCCCGTCGTCGCCGGCACGTTCGCCTTCGAGAGGATCGACCGCGCCTGCACGAATTGCGGGTATATGTCCGTGGCGCTCACCGCGGTCCCCGTGGAGGTCGTCAGGGTGACCGGCGAGGACGTCGTCAGCACGACGTAGGGCGCGACGGTGTAATTGTTACCGCCGGCCGTCACGGTGACGGTGTTGATGGCGCCGCTCGACACGGTGCAGGTCGCCGCCGCGCCGTTGCCCGTGCCCCCGACGAACTGGATTACCGGGGCCGAGGTGTACCCCGAGCCGCCGCTGTTGATCGTGACGGACGTCACGGCGCCGCCCGAGATGACGGCCGTCAGGCTCGCGCCCGAGCCAGCTGATGGCGCGCCGAGAGCCACGCCGGCCGAGGTGTAAGCCGAGAGAAGCTTGGCCTCAACAGTGTTGTTCATCGCCACGACGGCACGCTTCATGTAAACGTCCATCGCGTTGATGTCGCTCTGAGCCTTGTCGATGTCGTCGACCTCGAAAGCGAAGTATTCGCCGTCGTTGACGGTGAACGATTCCTTCGTCGGCGTGAGATCCTGGTACACCACGGTCGTCCCGCGGGAGTAACTGCCCATCGAGATGTTGCCGGGCGTCCGGACCCACACCGTCTTGTTCTGCCGGAGGTCGCCCTCCCAGTTGCGATTGACCAGCGGCAACATGACGTTGATCTGGTCGAGCTTGGTCACGAGCCGCTCGGACCAGGCTTCGGAATTGAATGCAGCGAGATTGTTCGCCATGGCGGACGCTCGCTCCTATCTCACAGCCGGCCCGGGATTCGCTCCCGGGGTGCGCTGCTACTGTCCGAGGAAGTGGACGTGCCGCGCTCGGCACCGGGCCCCGGCTTCCCGCCAGAGCTTGCCTGCGTGGCTCCAGCCGCTCCCGCGGCAGTCTTGCCGTCTCCCGACGGCGGGGCGTCGAGGAAATGCGGTCGGCTCGTCAGGGCCGCGCCGATTACCTCGGCCAGCTTCGCCTTGTCGGCCTCTTCGCCTTCCGGCTTGTACCCGGAGAGGGTGTAGAGGTCGGCGATCCGGGCCGGGTCGCTCACCTTGGCCGCTCTCGCGGCTTCGGCAAACGCATCCCGGTGGGCGCGTTCCCGGATCTTTCCTGTGAGCTCGGCGACCTGCGCCTTGAGCCCTTCGGGGTCGGCCTCGGCCTTCGCCCTGAAGCCGTCCCGTTCTTTCGTCAGGGCCTCGAGCTGTTCCTTGAAGCCCTTGACGTCGTGCCGGCGGTCGCGGGCCTCGGCGCGCGTGCTCTTGAGCTCCTCCTGGGTGTCGCCCAGGTCGGCCGCGAGCCTGCGGTTCTCGGCCTTGAGGCGGTCGATCTCTTGCTGCAGGTCGTCGATCGAAACGGTCGAAACGGTGGCACTCTCAGCCATGACTCAGTGCCCCTCCCGGGGCTATCGGGGAACGTAAACGGTAACGGTCTGGCTAGCGTGGCTAGCACGGAGGGCGAGCAGGTTCGCTGCATTCCCAGCCGCCGCGATGATCGTCGCGGGACTCGCGCCGCAGCCGTAGGACATCCCCATAGGGCCGGACACGGACAGTGCCTGGTTCGCTCCCGGCGCGGCGATGCCGTCCCAGTTCACGGGACATCCGGTGAGCGTGGAAATCATCCACTTCATCGTGACGGCGCAACTCGTGGTCATGGTGTACACGATCGCGATCGACGTCTGGGCCGCGCAGCCAGTGCCTCCGCCGCCGGCATAGTTCAGGCCGGTGAGCGTACCCTGCCAGCCGCCGATGCCCGAGTTGAACGTGAGCGTGCCCGAGCCGAAGATGGAATCCGTGAACGACAGCACCGCTCCCGCGGACATCCCTGGACAGCACGACAGGCAGTGATAGCCGGCCGGCTGGGAAAGCGTGACGTTGCCGACGGTATTGGAACCGCAACTGAACATCTTGCCGGTGCTCGAATCGGTGTACCCCGGGATGCTGGTGGTCGTGAGCTTGACCGACTGGCTGGGGCTCGTGATCGTGACCGAGCCGCTGAAGGCCCCGCCCGTGGTCGTGGTCGCCGTGCCGAGGACGGCCGAGCTGGTCGCGTCCTTGACCGTGATCGTGTAGCCGACCAGGCCAGCACTCGAGCAGCCCAGGAGGTAGCCAGAGAACGTCGCCGCGCAAGTCGTGACGAGGGCGCCCATGCCGAGCTGGCCGACGTCGCTCCACGCCTGCCAGATCCCTTGCTCGAGCGCCAGGAGCCGGCGCGAGAACTTGGAGAGCTCCTCCTCGATCCGGGCGTTCTTGCGCTCGGTCGCGAGCACCCGGGCCTCCTGCGGTCCGATCGCGTCCACGCTCGTAAGGATGAAGGATGAAGGATGAAGGATGAATCAAATCGATTTCCCTCCGCCTTCCGCCTTCCTCCCTCCTCCTTTCGGTGTCAGACGATGCTCCGGAGCTGGGCCAGTTCTTGCTCGGCCGCCGTGAGCCGGCGCTCAAGCTGCTGGATCATGCGCAGGAACCGCTCGGTGCGGCGTTCGCAGCCGAGGAGCCGTCGCCAGAATGCGCCCATGTTCGTAAGGATGAAGGATGAAGAATGAAGGATGAATCAGACTAATTTCCTTCCTCCTTCCTCCTTCCTCCTTCCTCCTTTCGTCATGCCATCATTGGATCGGTGCACGAGCAGTCGATGTTCACGTCGGGGAACCCGTCCCCGTTCGTGTCGAGCGACAGCACGAGGCATGTCCCCAGATAGTCCGCCTGCGAGTGGTACATGCGCGCGAGCCGGGCGTACGGTGCGCTCGACTCGCCCGGCCCGACCTGGCCCTCGCAGATAAACGCCAGCGCTTTCTTCGCCGCCGCTTCGCGGATCTGGTCGGTCAAGATCAGCGTGTCGGCGTCGAGCTGCTCTTGCAGCCAGGTCGACCGGGCCCCCGAACGCCGCGGCCCGAACGCCTGGGAGCCGATCACCATCGTCATCGCAGCGACGCGGTAGTGCGCATGCGCCAGGTCGTCGATCCACGAGCGGGCCCGGCCGAGCTGCTCGGCGAAGCCGGCCTCGTCGTCGGACGTCTGGAGCTGGCGGAGCCAGGCCCTGCCGTACCTCAGCAGGTCGGCGTAGCTGCAATAGCTCGTCGGGGCCGTCTCTGCCCCGACGTAGGGGCGGATCTCCAGCTCGAAGGCGTAGACGTCAACGCCGTCCTCGCCCGTCGGCGTCAGCCGCGTGAGTCCCTGGTACTGGCTCGGCACCAGTGCGGTCGTCTGTGCCGCCGTGAGCGTGGCCGGGTTGATCGTGCCTGCGCCGGCACTCACCCACGAACCCGCGACCGTCACGGCCGCCGCCCGGTTCCCCCCGGGCCAGATCGTGGTGGAGAGGGCCTCGGTGCCCGTGTAGGTCGTGATCGCGTTGCCGAGGTCGTCACGGATCGTGACCGTCGGCATCACGAGCGCGGCGCCTTGCGATACGCTCCAGCTATCCACAGTTCACGCTCCACTCTCGAATGGGTCGGGGACACCGCCGCCCGACGTCGCCTTGTACGGATTCGGTCGGCCGGCGTCGCTCGTCGCTCGCATCGGGTCGGGGATCCCCCCGCCGGTCGCTGCCGACTGGTAGGGGTCAGGGATTGGCCCGCTGTAGGGCCGCGGGCCGTGGCGATGCCAGAAGAGGAGCAGGTTCGCGAACATCGTTACCGCTGAATGTAAAGCACATCGACCCCGACGTTTGCCGTGCCCGAGAGATTGAGCTGCAGGTTCTCGCCCGCCGTCGTAGTTGCGACATGCGCGAACGTCGCCAGTGAGCGCCCCATGCCGCTGTTCGCGGCAAGGTACTTGGTCGACGAAAGGGCGCCTGACGTCGAGCCGTTCCAGTAGACATTCACAGCCGCACTGACCGGCCCGATCGAGTAAGCGAGGACATAGGTGTTCTTGCCGGTCGTTCCGGTCACGACCGTCGTGTTGCCCGAGCTGGTGCAGTTCGCGAAAGCCCGTGAAACCGTGTACGTGGTGCCGGCGATCTCGATCGTGTCGCCGGCCTGGATCGTGTTGACGTAGCCGATCGTGTTGGAGCCGGATGCCAGCGCCGGCAGACTCGCGAGGCTGACGGGCGACGTCACACCCGAGGGATCGACCTTGATGGCCGTGCTGTTCACTCCGGTGCCCGAGAGGTCCACCTTCAGGTTGCCGGCCGTGTTCTGCTGCACGGTGACCGTGCCGCTGACAGGCTGCGTTACGCCTGAGCCATCCACCTTCCACGCATAAGCCGCGGCGTTCGGAGGACCCTGGTTCGCCACCACCTGGCCGTCGGCGAATCCCGGCTGGAACCGCACCGTGAGCGTGCCCGACGTGTAACTGGAGCAGCGCACCCGGACGGTCGTCATGGAACCGACGTTGCCGCGCAAGACGTAGGTCTTGTTGTCGGAGATTGCCAGCGACGACTGACTTGACCCGACCGATACAGTCTCGACGCTGAACGGCACGAACGCTGTGCCGCCGTCGATCGACCGCTCGAATTGGAGCGTGCCGTTGAAGGTACCAGAAAGCTGGAACGTGATCGCCGGATTGGCCGAGAGCGTGACGGACACGCTACTGTTCGCGGTCGGGGTGCCGGTGATGTAAGTCTGGCTGATCGAGTTCGTGCTGGCAGACGTCGCCGCATCGGCCGCGCTGATCGTGCCTGTCGTCGCCGCCGGATCGGAGGGATTGACCAGCCAGGGCGTCGTGTTGGCCGTGTTTCCGGGCTGCACTGTCCAGGTGCCGCTTTGGCCGACCGACCACGCGCCGCCCTGATTGGCCGTCACGGTACCCGAGACGCCGAACGTGCCGGATCCAGCGTTCGCCGTGATCGTCCACGAGCCGGCCTGGTTGACGGCCCCGATCGTCGCCGAGCCGGCCGCCAGTGCGGGCAGGCTCGCGAGGCTGACGGGCTGAGTCGTCTGCCAGAACGTCCCCGATACCGGCTGCGTGACGGCGGAGCCGTCCACCTTGATTGCAGTCGAGTTTGCCCCGGTCCCGCTGAGATCGACCTTGACCTTGTTGCTCGCGACGGTCCCCGCCAGCGTGGCGAGGTTTCCGCCGGTTTCGAGGGCCAGAGCCGACGTGTTGAGGTTAGTCCCCGCGTTGGCGGTGACAGTACCACCCACGGTAAAAGTGCCGCTGCCTGCATTGGCCGTCAACGTGCCGCTGACCGGCTGTGTTGCCGGGAAGTTCCCCACGGTCACGTTCGCTGTGCCGGCAGTCACGATGCCGGCCAGCGTGGCGAGGTTTCCGCCGGTTTCCTTGGCCGCGTTGGACGGGAGTGGCAACGATGCCGCGGAGACCGCGAACGTTCCGCTGCCCGCGTTCGCGGTGACCGTCCACGAGCCGCCTTGGTCGGCGGCGACGGTGCCCCCTACGGTCAGCGTACCGGCCAGCGCCGTCGCGATCGTCGAAAGCGTCGTGTTGCCGGTCGTCTGCAGTGCCGCAGTCGCCGCGCCGGTCGGCAGGGGCAGGCTGGCCGCGGAGACCGGCTGCGTCGCCTGCCAGAATGTTCCCGTCACGGCGATCGAGCTGTTCAGAAGCGATACGGGCAAGCCGTTCGTGGTGTCCACCGGCACCAGCGTGCCGGCCGACTCGTAGCCGAGAATCCCGTACGGCACTTCAATGCCGGGCGCGGCGTTGACGGTGAGGGTGCGCGTTGCGACCAGGGGTGAGCCTGAAAGCGTACCGGGATCGACCTTGATGTTGTCGGACATCGCTCATCCCTCGAACCAGATCGGGCTGGGCAGGAGCCCGAAGGGATACGCCAACCCCGCACCGGAGTTGTAGAGGTTCGTGGCTTCGGTGGTCGTCAGGACGCGGTTCCACATGCCGAGCTCGTCGATCTCGCCGTCCCAATATTGCTGGGTGCCGTCGTCGTTGCGGCCGACCGTGAAGTTCGCGACGTTGCCGCCGGGCGAGCCCGACGTACTCGTCGTGTTCCGCGTGCCAGCGTTCACGGCGATGAATATCAGGTTGTTCTGGTGATCGTAGCCGCAACTGACGTGATACCAGGTCGCCGTTGATGGCGATCCGAAGTTGTTCGCCTTGACGACGTAGTTACTGGTGCCGGCGCCCGTCATCGAAGCGACGAACTCGAAGCGATCGTCGGCATGGATGTACTGGAGGATGTACTCGAACTTGTTCGAGGTTGAAACCCACTTGCCGAAGACCGTCCCGTCGGCCGACTTGCTCGAGAGCTTGGCCCAGACCGAGAAGCTCTTGCTCCCCGCGAGCCGCAGTTCTTGCGCGTCGGCCACCGTCAGGTACTGGCTCGACCCATTGAACGTCCCGTCGGTGTTGAGCACACCCGTACCGCTGCCGACCGTGCCGTTGTCGCTCAGGTTGTTCGCCGACACGGCATCGACGCGCATGGCGCTAGCCGCCTCGTCGAGGCGCCAGTAGCCGACGATATCGGTCAGGAGTGTTGCCATTGCGAAGGATGAAGATTGAAGGATGAAGGATGAATCAA